CACACCCGTCGCCACCACTTGACGCAACGGCTAAGCAAGAGGTGCCCCAAACCCGACCAGTTTGCGACCATTGCTCGAGTCGGCCTTGACGCGGACTGTGCACACGTGTTCCACGCCGACATCATAATCTTGAAAAGGCAAATCGATATCATTACCGCTGGTGTTGGCGAAGGTGTGGTCGACGAAATATTTCGAGATGTCCTTTCCGTTAGCGCTTGAATGTGCTCCGGTCGGGATGAAATTCGGGTTCGGGAAATAGTTAATCCTCTGCATTCGTATTCTCCTTGTCGAGACTGTCGAGCACATCCTTCGGGATCAGTTTCATGGCCGCCGCGAGTTGGCTGGACAGGATTGCGTTTTGCTTGTTGAGTGCGCCGATCTGTTGCGAGAGCTGGTCGATGACGGTGTTCGCGTCGGCTGGAATCTGAGTCAAAATAAGTCTCCTTTCAATGCGAAACCCCCACAATCCGCATGGATTGCAGGGGCTGGAAAAACGGGTGAAAAGCAGGGGTCAGTCGGCGGCGGTCATCGTGTCGATGCGAGTCACGGCCTTAAGCTCGTCCAAGGTGAGGGTGCGTCCGAGATTCGTCTTAACATCCGTCACTTTGACGGATGTGCCGGAATCGTCGAACGTGGCGAGCACGCCGCGCTGGTAGTCGCGCCACGATTCGGCGGTGCCGTCAGCGCTGGAAAACTCCAATCCCAATCGGCACAATTCCGCGCGCACCGACTCCTTCGGCGGACGCAAATCAAGCACGCCAGACGGCTCGGCGGGCGTCACGGTAGGCGAGGTATCGGTAGTGGTCTCAGTGGTCACATCGGTCATAATCAATCTCCTTAATTCTGTTGGTTTTGTCTTGGCATGAGCGCTTCGTAGAAGCGCTCCTCGCATTCGTCCAGCATCGCCTGACTGGATTCATCCTCAAGGAAGGCGTCCAATCCTTCGACATCCTGCGTACAGGCCGTGTCGATGCCGCTCGACGCTTCCGGTGCGGAAGCGTCAGCAGCCAATGCGGCGCACATTCGCGCGTCGGTCTCATTCGACATGACCGGCAATCGCAGCCCGGCGCGCGTCCTGTTTCGTGCGGCTGTCAGCGGATCGTCCAACACTTCCCCATCGGCGGCGAGCATGCTCACGTCTGTCGCGGAATCGGCCAAAGCCGATTCCAACGCTTCGAACGCTCCAGTCAACACGCCACTGCCGGTCTTCGGGTCATACAGGCTCGTGTCCTCCCTGGCCTGCATGATCGCCGCTATCGCCTCACGGGTCGAAGCCAATCCGAGCAGCGCCTTCCACGATGCGAGCACCTCAGGCATGAACACGAAACTGTTCGACCCGTTCACCGGCGGATCGCATCGGATGATGCACAATCCGTTCGCATCCCGTTCGAAAGTCGATGACAAGATTTTCCCTCCAATCATTTGACCAGATAGGCCAGGTATTCTGCGTACACTTCGACCGGGCACGGCTGGTCGGCGTTGAAAAGCTTCAGGTTGAAGCCGCTCTGACCGCCCGTGCTTGTGGGATGCGCGATGATGCCGGCCCATTCCGAATCCGCGTTCGCGACCGCATAATAGCGGCCGTATTTCGTCGGACTGAGCCTGCAAGTGATTTGCGCTGATGCGCCGGTCGGGATGCTATGGCCGGGGTTCGGCCACCACGCCTTCCACGCGGCGCCGGATTGGAAGGTGGACCTGTTCTGGATGCCGCCGAGAAAGCCGCCGAGATACAAATATCCGGTCGCGATGTTCGCTCCGACTCCGACCCTGCCGTTCGCGTCGCGCGCTTGGAGCCAGACCCTCGCACCGTTCACGCTATCGTAGGACAAATCGAGCGACGCACTGGCAGTTTTGCTCTCGTTGGGCTCGTCGTAATTACTGTCCGCCATGGCGTACACCTCGGACGCGATACCGCCGCTTCCGGTGCCGCCCCGCTCGCGTGGCTTGGATCCCAGACGCAGGAAAGACGCCGGGTCGTTCTTTTTGACGTGTCCGCTCCAAAAATCCAAGACGCTCATCTCGCCGACATCGTTCGACTGGACGGCCGATGCGATGGCCGGAAACCTGTAGTATTCGCTGTTCGACGAGTCACAGGCCACGAATTCCACTCCGTCACCGATAGACTTTTCCGCTCCGCCAACGACACCGGTCGCGTAGTCCGGAGAAATACGCACCCTATGCCCGCTAACGCGGGTCTGGAACGCGCCGGTCAGCAGGTTCGACCTGCCCTCGCCGTCCAGATAGACGGTCTGGTCGTGGTTCGAATCCCACATTTGCAGGCCGGTCGAATTGAGTTTCACGCCAGTGTTCTCGGCGTCGGAGCTTTGGAATATCGCGCCGGTGAACACATAACCATGGAATTGGCCTGCCGCGACCTTGTCCGACGTGATCGTGCCAGCCGCGATCTTGACAGCAGTCACCGCGTTGGCGGCGAGCTTGTCCGTGGTGATCGCGCCGGATACTATCTTGTCGGCGTTGACCGCGTTGGCGGCGATTTTGTCGGCGTTAACGCTGTTGGCGGCGAGTTTGTCGGTCGTGACAGCGCCGGCCACGATGTCGCCGGCCTGAATCCGATGCGCGTTGAGCAACGCGACGGTCATGTCCTCCGTGACGCGGAGTTTCGCGGTCGTGACCGAGTTCGCCGCCAATTTGTCGGTGGTGATGGCGAGCGAGACGATGTTGCGCGCCTGCACCGAGTCAGCGGCGAGCTTCGCGGCGGTCACCGCATCAGCAACCAGCTTCTCAGCGGTCACGCTGTTTGCGGCGAGCTTGTCCACCGTGATCGCATTGGCCTTGACCTTCTCGGCGGTCACGGAGTCCACGGCGAGATGTTTGGCGGCCACCGTGCCCGACGCGAGGATGTTGTTCGCCACGAGATCGAATGTCGTGAAGCGCGTGCCATCCCACGTCAGGACTTCGACGACGCGATCCGACAGCGGCACGAGCACGGAAGGCGAAGCGTTCGGCGCACCCTGCCAGTACGTATAAAAGTCGGCCAGCATGGACGGCGAATTGTTCTTCTCGCCTTTCCACCTTGTCCAATACTTCTGCGTGCGCCACCACATGTCGCCCGGCTTCAGCCCATCATGCGCGGGTTCGTCGGGTCCACGGTAGATGAGGTTCTTGCCGTCGGCGGTGGTCTGCGCCTTTTTCGCGGCGGCCTGCGCCTGATTCGCCTGTGACACGGCGTTGGCGGCTGTGGTCTGGGCCTTGTCAGCCGTTGATTGCGCCGTCTGCGCGGCAGCATGTGCCTTGACTGCTGCGTTGGCGGCATCGGTGGCCGCCTTGTCCGTCACCGCCGACCATGTGCCGCCGTTCCACCGTTTCGGCGTGTTAGCGCCATTCGTCGTGTCAATCCACAGTGTCGTGGACTTGCGCATCGACGTATCCGGCGCAGTGGGCTGGATGAGCACGTCGGCCTTGCCGTTAGCCACGCCAGCGGCGGCGGCAGCAGCCGTATTCGCCTTCTGGGCCGCGTTGGCCGCGTCCGTGGCGGACTGGGCCGCACTGTCAGCCGTGGCCTTCGCCTGCGTCGCGACGCTCGAAGCATTGACTGCTGTGGACTTGGCGGCATTGGCGGACTCATTGGCAGTATTCGCCAGAGTCTGCGCATTGCCAGCCGTCTTCTTCGCGCTTTCGGCGGCGGTCTGCGCGGCATTGGCGGCATCCTTGGCCTGACCTGCGGTGGCGGTCGCGCTCTTCGCGGCGGCAGTGGCCGCATTGGCGGTATCCTGAGCGGTCTTGGCCGCACCATTGGCCGTATCAGCCGTGCCCTGCGCGTTTTTCGCTGCGGCAGCCGCATTCTCAGCAGTCTTCTTCGCGTCGGTGGTCTTAGCGGCATTATCCGCGATATCCGACTTTGCCTGCTCGATCTGCTTCGCATTGTTCTCCACGTCGGCATAGCCCATGTGGTTCCACTTGGAGCCGTCCCACACGAGCGTGTCGATCACGCGATCGGACAACGGCACCAAGACGCTCGGACTGTTATTCGGAGTCCCCGTCCAGTAGGTGTAGAAGTCGGCAAGCATGGAAGGGCTGTTATTTGGCGTGCCCTGCCAGCGAGTCCAATACTTCTGGGTCTTGAGCCACAGGTCGCCGACGATCAGCCCTTTGGAGGCGTCCGGCTCATCCGGCCCACGAAACGTATGGTTCTTGCTATGGGCTTCGGCATACGCCTGCGCAGCCGACTCCTTCGCCTTGCTGATCTCGCCGTTCGCCGCAGTCAGGTCGCTTTTGGTCTGCGCGATGTCCTTCCGGGCCTGCGACAGATCGGCCTTGGCCTGCGTGAGCGTCTGATTCGCCGTGTCGAGATTCGACTTGTTGGCTTGGATGTCCTTCCGCGCCTGATCGAGCTTGGCCGTATTATCCTTCAACGCCGTCTTGTTGTCAGCCAAATCCTTCTGGACTCGTTTGACCTCATCAGGCGACACCGCGGAAGCGACGGTGACAGTGGCGACTGCCGACCAGTCGGACCGGTTGCCCGCATGATCGACGGAACGCAAGGCGTAGGAGTGCTCGGAGCCTGCTTTCAGGCCGGTAATAAGATAATCGCCCCGACCGGACTGCGTGGCGCTGATGACAGTCATGCCGTCCGCATTGACGCCCTCGCCGACCTCGATATGGTCGAAGTCCGATTCCATCGACGCGCCGGTGGAGGTCCTGCCGTCCCAGTGGACGGTCACCACGCCAAGCTCGGACGACAATACCGGCTTCGACGGTACGGAGCATGGCGTCGTGTCCGATTCGACGGTGGCCACGAAAACGCTCGACCATTCGCCGAGCTTGTCCGAATACGTCGGCACGGCCCTGACGCGCACCTCGATTTGCGTGCCGCAATCCAAGCCGCCGAAACCGAGCTGCGTCTTATCGGTCGTACCGGCGGAATGCCACGGAGCGCCATCCTTATGCAGCTTCCACTCGACCAAATAATTGGAGATCTCGATGCTCGTGTCATTCGTGGCCTGCGTGACCGCGCTCCACATGGCCGTAGCCAATCCATGGGCATACCCGTCCGAGCCGATATACGCGTCCGTCTGCACGATCAATCCGAGAGGGGCTTTCGGCATGCGATGGTCACGGTCGGACGAGGCGGTCGTGCCACCCTCGCTACCGGCCAACGCGGCGCCACCGGTGATGCCCTTGATCTTCTTCGCCTGACGCACGGATGCATCGTATTTGATGTCGTTCAATGCGATGCTGGCGGATAGT